ATGAATAAACATCTGTTCGGTTGGATGATCGAGCGGCTAGCTCGTAATTACCTGGTCGATCAATTTCGCCCAATCCCGAATTTTCAGCATTTTGCCATTGAGTTGTTGGATCATAGGTTGCCCATGTTAAAGCTGGCGGCACTTCCTGCCATGAATCAAACAAGACACCCGATAACACATCATAAATTTGATCGCCGTCAAATTCTTTGGAAAGTACCCCATCAGTCAAAGCTTTTGGCAATCTAGCCAAAGCACCCAGCGCAATAATATTGATCCGTTGTGCATAATCAACGCTTCCAACTTCAGCTACGGAAATGCCAACCTCAACAACAGACCCGCCAAATATTGGCACAAATGTAGATGTTGAGTCCTGTAATTCGATAAGTATTGAATCATTTATCCCGATTGCCACATTTGATTGATCTAAATTGATTATTTCAAGGTTTGTGTATCCGGCCTGAGCTTGCTCATAAATGTTTGAGCGACCGCTGGTAATTGTAAGATTGGCCAAAATGGCCGTTTGGTATTGCACGCCACCAATCGTCACTCGCCAGACCGGATTAAAAATGCTCATTAGACAGCAACCAGCGCCCCAGCACCAAGCGTGCCCCGGTAAAATGAGTTATTGAGTGTGTCCACAATTGTGCGTGCTGTGCCTTCAGGATCGATTGCACCGCTCACATTGATTGTAATGCGTTCACCTGTTGAAAGCCCACCGGTAGCCGCTAATCGTGCAGCTGCGGCTGCCTCTCGGGCTTGCCTCAATCTTTCGGTTTCCGCCTTCAATTCCTCACGCCTTAAAATCGCAGCTTGCATGGCTGGTGAGTAAGCCTCAACAGGTGCGCCTGTAAATGTCGGTGATACACCCGATGGCATAAATCCATTACCTACGCCAAATCCCGGTGATTCGACCGGTGTGCGTAGATCAAAAGTGCCCCCAGCCTTCAAACCTTTGGATTCACTTTCCGTAGTAAAGAAAAAGCGTGTAACCGGATTATCTTTGATGAAATTGACAAATTCTTTCATTTTGTTAATTGTGTTGGTGAGAAAACCAACAAGCTTTGAAAAGCCGGTAACAAGGCCAGCAACAATTGTTCCAATTGCTGACAATGCTAATTTGAAAGCACCACCCAAAATAGGTGCTAAATCCTCTTTTATAAAATTGGCGATTGACTTAAACAAACCTAGCAATGGCTTTAATTCATCACTATTGTCCACGACAGCATTTTTGATTTTGGTAAATGCGCTGACTAAACCTTGAAAAGCCGGCCCGATAATAGCTGAAAGAGCTGGAACAATCGTGTCAACAATAAAGCCATACCAAGCTTTGATAATCGGCAAAACATCATCGCGAACTACTTTGAGTATTTGAGTAAAGGCTGGCCCCAATGTTTTGCTCAGATTGCCGGCAAAATCTTGAATTGCTGGGATGCCTTTGTCCACAAAGTTGCTGACCAATGGTGTTAGCGCATCAAGCACATACGATCCGACAGTTTCTTTTGCCTCATCAAATGCAACAGTAAGCCGTGCCATTTTGCCTTGAAATGTCTCAGCTTGCTTTGATGCTTGACCTTCAAAAGTCTTTGAAAGTGCAGCTGCGGCAGCATCAAAATTCTTTGATTTAATAATTGAATCATCGATGCCTACACCCAATTTTTTGAGTGCGCCTAAATTTCCATCATAGGCCTTTCCCAAGGCTTCCGAAACTGTCTGCAAGTCCTTGCCTGTACCGGCTGCAATGTCTAATGCCAATGTTTGGAGCTTTTGCGCTTCCTCAACATCTTTCGTACTTCTCACCAGTCTGTCGAGAGATGGCCTTAGTTGATCATCGGTTACACCATTGGCCAATGCGGTTTGTGTTATGTAATCCTCAACAGCTGCAATTTGCGCGTTTGTTGCACCGGTAACATTTTGCAAAGTTGTTGCCAATTTTGCTTGAGCAGCCTCATCCTCAATTGCAGACTTAACACCATCAATGAGCAATTTGCCTGCATAAGCAGCTGCGGCAGCACCAGCTGCGGCAAAAGCCAAACCAGCCTTTTTGCTAAAATCACCGAGTTTGTTGCCAAAACCTTGAACTTCGTTTGATCCGGTGTTGAGGCTTTTCTTAAGTTGATCTACATCGCCAAGAATCGAAAGCTTGAGAGTTCTACTTTGACCAGCCATCACCACTCCTTCAAAATCTTAGAAAATGCATTTTCCCATTGATTGATGATATGTGGCTGTTCGGCACGCAATGTTGGATAAATGAAATAGCCAGCCGATCCACCGCGAGGCCCACGGCCTGACCAAATTGGAAATTGCTTAAATTTGGTTGATCCAAATTCGTAACCGCCCCAAAGCTGCTGAGTCGTACCGCCACCGCTAAATTTTTGGGATACAAAACCAAAGCTGATTTCACCAATTTTTGATGACTTACTTACACGCGATCCTTGGGCAATGCGTATTGCGGCTTTATTTGGTCGGCCTCCAGCTGCGGCTATAACTTTTGATTGCAAATAAGTAGCCAAGCCATTTGAAACGCCTTTTGCTTCGGCAACCGCTTGCTCATCCATAGCTTTGAAAGCTTTGATGATTCCGCGCAAATCAGCCTTGTCATAGGTGATTGTCTCAGTTGCCATTTCTGATCCTCAGTATCTCGAAAGCGGTTAAAATGTCCTCAGCTGTTTGAAACTCTGATCTTGACAATCCCGTATCGATAGCCAATTCCCAAAGAATCCGGTTTATTGATCCGGATTCATAACTTTTGGGTTTTCGGTTTCTCCCATGTTGATGTCAGTTACAGTTTCACACCACACTTCAAAAGGCTTGACAGGCTTTCCGGCTGCCTCTCGTTTCATTGCGTGGTATGCCAAAAACATCAAATCAGCGATGCCCAATTTCTCAGATACTTGCTGAATTGTGTTTCCGGTTTTTTGTTCCCATTTCATCCACTCCGGTGGTAGCGCGGTATAGGTTGCGCTCTCACCGGTAGTGAATTCAATTGTGATTGCTAGTTTCATGCTCCCGATCTCCTTTTTATAGTGTTGGTGTTGTCACACAGGTAAATGCTAATGAAACAGTTTGTGCATCTGGTGCTGTGCCTCCAGCTGATGGGAAAATTGGCTGCACATCAAAATTGAACACCGATCCTGATGCAGCTGTAAAAACAACCGCCAATGGTGTGTTTGGTGCTGTGTCGGCCGCTGTCCATAGCGCGTTGCATAGTGAACCGCCTGCTGGCCAATCGGCAAGCATTTCAACGGCAAATGTGCCTTGCGAATCGGACGTAAAATACGCCTTGCCATCGAGTGTTTGGTATGTATTGATCGTTGAATCAATTGTCAAAATTGCTGATGTGGCCTGAGCATCGTAGTTATCACCAGCAATGGTGAAAGTGATGTCTCTGCCGGTGACGATTGTTGTTGGCATGATTTCTCCTTAGTTGGTGTAATAGGTGCTGACTTGTAAATCGGCTGTGAGGTAACTACCTGCACCGACTTCCAATGGTTGGGGTTGGTTCACATTGCCGACTTCATAACCTGACGGCATTGCGCTGATGATGTTGATCATCAATTTTTCTAGGTTGTCCAAAGCTGCCGCGTTGTTCATGTATGCGACAACGCCAGTCACAGTCAGATTGACTTTGACTTTTGTTGTTGCTCCATTGATCAAAACGCTTTCAAGATACGGCGCATCCGGGATCAAACAGATCGATGGGCTTGTCATTGTCTCTGGGATGCCGTTATAGACATTGGCAGCAATGGTTGAAAGTGCTGTTTTCAATGGTGTGCGGATGGCTGATTCGATGCTCATTGGCACATCGTTTCAACATCAATAAATGGCCCAAGTAAGCCGATCACTCTGTTTGTTAAGCTGCGGCCAAGGACAAATGGTGATGGCGTAAAATTATCTGACATGATTTGATTGCCGGGAGCTGTGATGCTCTGAAAAATCTCAACCGACACAACCAAAATTGCATTTTCTACTGGTGGTGTATTTGCGTAAAGCTGTGCGGCTGACCCACCGGATAAGGTCGCAAATGCCGCAGGAATAAACGGCAATGGATAGTCACGATCAGCCGCCGCTGTTGCTGCTGTAAATGTGTATGGCTCAATCCGATCATCGGTGACAGTATAAGTCGCGTTGTATGCTCCGGCCCCGGTTACAACAACAGATTGACCCGGCACAAAATAGTTTGGCCGCATTGTGGTGAAATAAATGACGGAATCACTCACATTGGCAAATGTCACCGATGATTGGTATTGCGTAAGTAAAGGCAAAATTGTTTGCTCAGCCGAATCAATTATTTGATCCAACTGTGCATCGGAATACAAAGAAACCGAGACACCAAGAATTGACCTCAGCTGTGAGGCTGTGACTATTGCTGGCATCTCGGTTCCTTTCGTGTCAGTAGCGTTCGGGAGCGACCGCTACCGATAGTGATTATGGGAGGTTGTTAAATTGTGCGCCGTTTGGCACCTTGGCAGCTAGTGCGCCGTATCCGTAATACAGGATGTCAATTGTTCCATCGCTGTTGATGTTGCTGCGTAGCGTAAAGCGTGGAGATTCATACCATGTGTAAGAATCTGGATTTACAACGACCATTGAAGAATCGCCATCGGCTGTTGTTGTACCAGCGTTACCAAATGAGCGTGAAACATAAAGATTTAAGCCCGGTGAAACTACACCGCGCAATGAATCTCCGCGAACATTTCCAGCTGCGTTTGAAGGCTGTGCTGCGTTGTAAAGTGGTGCGCCATTGTCGTTGTAACCCATGATGTTTCCCCATTGTGTAGGTGAAACGATCAATGAGCGAGCGAATCCAAGTGATGCGCCATAAACATTTGCAGCTGCCTTTGATGTGTATCCAAGGAATCCGGTTGCTGAGTTTGCTGCCTGTGCTGTCACGCTAGTAACTGCCGCTTGCATTTGTGCCAATGCATACTCATCAGTTTCTTTTGCGTATGCAAATTCAAGATTCTGGAGCAAAGCTGTTAGGTACTCTGGCCGGCTTCGGTCAATGAGTTCTACTGTGGAAATTGCACGGCCTTTGAAAGGCTGAACAGAAACGGATAAAAAGGTTGCAGATAGTGATGATTCTGTAATTGCATCGTTTTCATCAATTGGCAATACTGTTGGTACAGCTGTTACGCGAGGCAATTCAAATGTCATGCCTTCTGCAACTAATGTCTCACGGCTGATGCCATCGATTGTGCCACGATCAGCATTTGCTAGCGCGTTGATCACCTGTGTGCTTTGTGGTGTTGGAATCATGCCGGGTGCTGTTGATGTTGTGTTATCAGCTGCCTTGACATACTGGCGTGAATCCTCATCATGCAAAACGCTTGCGCGTAGGTAGTGCTCAAGGTAAGAAACCTTGTCCACAATTGGTGAGCGTGGTGCTGTGTAGTAAGCCGGGCGTGATGCCTGTACAGGTGCGACTTCTGGAGCTGCTACCGGTTCAACGGCAGGAGCTACTGGTTCGGTAGTGTTGTCCATCTTGTCTCCTTCATTTGGGTTTGTTGTCTCTGTAACTGTTTCAGTTTCAGAATCCTCTGATGCGGCTACCTCTGAAACACGAGCTGATCGAACAGCCGGCTCTGTAACCAATGCAACGGCTGTGAGCTGGCCATTGATGACCTTCATTGTGCCGTCTTTTTGCATTTCGTAATTGTCCACAGCCAACTCAATTGAGAATCCATCGCGTAGGCCTTCCATCGCCTCTGTCAATGCATCGGTGCCGGCTGTTGTGTTGGCGATTTTAAATGTGGCCGTCATTTCCTTGTCGTTCACACTCATGGCAATACTTTTCCCAATCCTGCGAGTATTGTCATGCTCAAGGTTAAGAAAAACATCTTGCGGCTGGATTGATCCACGAGCAAAAACGACTTTGCCTGTTGATGCATTTGCGTGCTCATTAAAAGCAACAATGCGACCGCTGATTGTGCGTTCATTTGAATCAGCTGCCGTGATCTGCATTGGTGTTGTTAGCTTCATTGGATCATGTCCTCCATTTGTCTG